TTTCTCGCTGTTACCGGTGCGGTACGGCAGCACCTTTGCGGCAACCGTGCAGATTGGCCCCCACGCCTCCTCGACGTTGCCGGCACCATCGTTCGCACCCTCGGTGCGGCGTTCGAAGCGCAGACGGCGATCGAGGTCTCCAGCGCGCGTCATGCGAAGATCCGGAACGGCGCCAGCAGGGCCTCGACCCCGAGTGGCAGCGACGCCGGCTGGCCACCTATCACGACCTGTTCCCGGTTGGCGTAAAAGTGGCCGACATACAGCAGAATAGCTTGGCGGATGGGCGCCGGCACGTCGGCGCCGGACTCGCCATAGCCGGCGCGGTACTGGATTCGCACCGCCTCTTCCTGGCATCGCGTCGACGGCCACGACTGCCCATAGGCGCGCACCAGCCTGGAATGATGATCGCCGCCGACGATCCGCGTGACAGCAGGATCAAGCGTCTGCTCGACACCATCATCATCGTCGTAAAGCACCGCCTGCAGATCGACGACGGGCGCATAGGGCAGCACCACGCCATAGAACGGAAACCGGTCGAGCCGCAGTTCCAACGTCTGCAGGATCAGCGCGCGGCCGAGCCATCCGCCAGGCCCGTCGAAATTGCCGATCGCGGCTTGCAGATAGCCCTCGATCAGATCGTCGTCGTCATCGAAATCCACGCGCAGATGCGCCTTGGCTTCTTCAACCGAGACGACGAGTTCCGACGGCGGTTCGATGACGACAACAGTCATGACGATCAATCGACCAGGATATGCACGACGCCGACTTTGGCGTTGCCGCCCGAGGCGATTACGATCTTGGCGCGGTCGCCGGCGAGGGCGACCTTGTCCATCACCGCGGTGCCGCCACTGGCATAGAGCGCAGCCACGCCAGCCTGACTATGCACGGGTGCACGCGGATAGCGCACGGCCGAGGCATTCACAGCGGCTTCGGTCCAGATGTTTTCACCGGTCGCCTCGGCGGTAACGGTAAAACCGACGCCGTTGGCGAAACCGTTCGAGCCATCCTTGACATACTGGATGCTGTGGATCTTGCCGGCGATACGCGGCGAATAGGCCGTGGCAGACCCGTCCGACGCGGTCGTGATGAGAATTTTGTAACGACGCATTGCTTATGCTCCTGCATTGGCGCCGCAGCGCGGGGGCCGGTTGTCGGGTGACATGGTTCCGGTCTGGGAAAGAGGGCTAGTCTTGATCAGCGCGTCTTGCGCCGATTGTCCATCTTGTTGAGGGGGACACGCTCTTGCTTCTCGCCGTCGAGCCGCTCGAACATGGTTGGATGCTGTTTCACCAGCGCCTCGCCGGCGGTATCGCTGATTTCGAATTCCTCGCCGGGCCGCAACGCATCCGGCTTCACGGCGGAAATGTGGATCTGATCCTTGGCTCTCAGTCGCATGGACTTGGCTCCGTTGTCTGCCTGAAGGCGCGCCCGACCTTGCGGCCGGACGCGCGGTTACTGCGTTGGCGCTCAGGCCGCGAGAGCGGTCGTGAACGATCCCTTGATGAAGCTCTCCGGACGATAGACGGCGAGCGCCAGGCGTTCCTCGGCACGAATGGTGACGAGGTTTTTGCGGAAGTTGTCACTGTCTTCCGTTGAGATCTCCACGTTCGCGTCCTCGCGATCGAAGATCTGGGCGCCCAGCTGGAACGCGCCGGTCAGGAAGCGGTCGAGCGTCATGGCCTGCGTCTCAACAACCGGCAGGCGCCAAAGACGCGGCTCAACACCGCCCTGCGGATTGGCGAAGAGATAGGCCCCTTCGTCGGTCTTCGTCAGCTCGATGTCGGCCCAATCCGACGGATGCATGACAATGCCGTTCGCCGGATATTCGGCAAGGAAAGCTTGCAGAATGGCCAAACGAATGACGTCGATCTTGGTCAAGTTGCCAGCCGCCATCGGAACGATCGGCGCCGCATACGCCGTCGCCTGGGTGTAGATGCCGTTCAGATCAGTCCCGGTGCCGCCACCGTTGAGGAGCTGATTTTCCTCGACATAGGCGAGGCCGTAACGCAGGCGACCGTCGATGTAAGACTGCAGCTGCGGAACATCGTCTAGGATCTGCTTCGTCGCCAGAACCCAATGGGCAATGGTGGTGACCGCCGTCGTCACGATGTCGAACTTGATATCGGACTGAGGCTTGGCGCTGCCAGCGGTCTCAGACACGGTCGCCGCCGCATTGGTGAAGCCCGTTTCCTTGACGTACTGCAGCGCGTTGCTGGCGGTGCGGCCCGGCGTGATCAGGTCACGGACGGTCATGCGCCGCTGCGGCGGCGCGATGATGCCGGGAACACGCTGCGGCACGATCAGATCGCCGGCGGATCCGTCCGCATCCGTGGTCAGGGCCGAGATAATGGCCTTGACAGCGATGCTGACGCGACCCTTGCCGCCGGCCTTAACGAAGGCCTTGAAGTCTTCGTGATCGGTGACGATCTGCCCATTCGACTTCTTGCGCTCCGGCTCGCCCGTGCCGCGCACCATCTTCTGCTCGATCTCGGTCAGGCGAGCCGAGATCTCGTTGTGCTTGATGAGGGCATCATCGGCGGTTTTCTTGGTTTCCTCAGTGATCTTGCCAAGGTTCTTAAGCTCCGCGGCCGTCTTCTCCGCAGATGTCTTGACCTCGTCGGCGGCCTTCTTCAGGTCAACCGCCAATTTGGCGAGGTCCGCTTCACCAGTGCCGCCGCCGTCATCCGCCTTGAAAAAGATGCGCGGGCCGACAGGGCAGGACGCCAGGCGAGCAATGCCGCCGCCGGCGAGAAAGAGGGAAGCCATAGAAGCCGAGTGCGGCGCCGTCAGAACGGGGCCGACGGCCGCAAAAGCGTCAGTGGAGATGGACAGAGCGGCGAGCACGAGCACGCCGGCCGCCAGAAGCGGCAGGTATCGCGTTTTCATATGCGTATCCTTCAGGAAGAGAACGCGCGAACCGCTTCTCGCAAATCGCGCAGGGACTGGTGATCCGCCTTGCCCTCGGACTCACTCCGAATGGCCTTCGCATAACCGACAGAGGCGATCTGTGCGGCCATGGCCTTCGGGATACCTGCCTCGCGCAGGATATCCTCGAATTCCTTGATGGGCATGGGATTGCCGTCGCGCAGGCGGCGGGCAAAATCCTGCATGCGTTCATTCTTCACATCGGTGACGTTGGCGCGGCGATTGGCCGGAAACGACACCAGACTGATCTCGTACAGCTCCAGCTTTTTAAGCAGGAGAATATTTCCGTCAGGCTCGGATTCCAGTTCCGAGTATCCGATCGACAGGCCGCGCAGCGCATCATTCTTCAGCAGTGCGTAAGCCTCGCGGCCCTTCTGCACTTCCGTGATGAGACGTCCCTTGCCCCAAAGCCCTTTGGAATCCTCAGCCAGGTCTTCCCAGACGCCGATCGGCTCGTCGGGATTGTGCTGCCACAGCATCAGCACGCTCGATCCTTCACGACGATGCCTCGCTAGGCTTTCGACGAAAGCGCCGGGCATGACCTTGTCGCCATAGCTGTCGACATTACCGAAGATCGAGCCATAGCCTTCGAACGTGCCTTCCTCTGTCAGATCCTTGACCTGCAGCGCAAAGGTTTTCTTTTTCATGGCTTGTCTTCCTCGTCGTCTTCGGGAGGCGGTGGCGTATCGGTGGTCTTGGCGGGCTGCGTGCCCAACGGCACATTTTGGGCCTGGACTGTGAGATCATCGGCACCGAGCTTGCGCGGCAGATTTTCGAGGCCACGGATTTCGTTGCGCGACATGATGCCGTTCGTCACCATGATGGCATAGAAGTTCGCACGTGCGGCGCTGTCGGCGCGCAGCAGGCCCTCAACCTTGAATTCCGCGAACAGCGAGCCCCGCTCGGCCGCAGGAATGAGTGATCGACGGACCGATTGCTCGATGCGCGTCAGATAGGGACGCAAGGCGAAGGTCAGGAAGCCGATAAGTTGCTGCTCAAGCCCCGTACCCCAGCTTGTCGACTTCTGTGTATGTCCAACCATGAAAGGCGGTACACGAAACCAGCGGCAGATTTCCTCAATATTAAAGCCGCGCGTTTCGAGAAACTGCGCATCTTCCGGCGTCATCGTGATCGGCTGGAACTTCATTCCTGCCTCGAGGAGGAATAGCCCGCCGGCATTGCCGCTTCCCGCCATCGGTTCGACGATGTTTTTCTTGATCGCGTCCCGCTGTTCCCCCTTCAGCACTTGGTCGACAGTGAGAATGCCCGTCGGCCTGACACCATTGGCGAACATCTTGCTGGCGGTTTCATCCGCCGCCATCGCGGCTCCCAGCGAATGCCGAGCCATCGATATCGGCGACAGGCCGACATCACCAGCGACGCCAAAGCCTCTTATGTGCAAGACCTGATCTTCGGAAAGAACACGAGCGGCCCCGTAGCCTGAATAGCGATACTCGCGTGCACCGTTCGTCTTGCGAACGACGGTCATTCCATCGCTGCGCAGCGGCTCCAATGCGACCAGGCGCTGGCCGACAAACTTTTTCTCGGCATAGCCGTTTCCCCACAAACAGAGGCCGGCAGCCATGCCCTCCCAGAATTCGACGGCAGTATAATCTGCGTGCGGGCTGTCATGCAGGAGCCCGTACAGAGGATGATCAGATGCGACGACGCGTTCATCGTCCGGCCCGCGTTTGTATACCAGCATCGGCAGGGTCGCGATCGTTTCCGAGATCAACCGGACGCACGCCCATACCGCAGCCAGTTGCATCGCCGTGTCGACCGTCACCACTTTTCCGGCGGTGCTATTGGACGAGACCCCTTGCGCCCAACCGTGTCGATCCGTCAGTCCAAGGCCGCGAGCCAGCCATCGCATCAGGCTCATTAGCTGTGCACCGGATTGTTGAGGAAATCATCGATATTCATGGGTTCCTCTCCGGCGATGGCAACCGCGCCAGCAGTGACGGCCGCAATGATCCCGTCGATTTTTTCGCGGCTGAATTCCTTGTCCGGCTTGAAGTTCATGTTGCGATCAAACCGGATAAGAGCATTGCGGCCGTTCCAATGCATAACGGGATGGCCGCCGTGATCGAGATGACCGGCGAACACCAGCTTCTCGAAGTGTTTCGAAGCCTCGCCGAGCGACGGGATGCCCTGGCGCACTTCGATGAACCGTTCCGCATCGACACCTTCGGCCTGCAGATCCGTCACCAGCTTCCGAGCGTTCCATGGATCAAAGCCTATCTGCGATACATCGAACATTTCGAGGCCTTCTAGGATGGCCTTTTGCAGGTACGATTGATCAACGTAGTCGCCTGGTGTTGGCTCAATCGCACCGATGCGCGACCATTGCTCGTAATCGACACGATCACGTTTGCTGCGCAATTCGATCGTCGCCTGCGGCACCCAGAACCGGCACAACAGGTTGACAACCGGGTCGTCGAGCGTCGGCAAGAACCACCACAACAGCGCCGTCAGATCCTGCGTCGACGACACGTCGAAGGCGCCGACACAGCGGCGGCCCAAAAACCGCTCCGCCCGCGTCTTCCAATCTGCCGATGCTCCGCATGCTTTCCATTTTTCAATGGGCAGCCACCGCGAAATGCTCTCCACCCACTGGTTGAGGTGGTAGCGGCGGAAATGCGCCTCGGCGCGCGGATTAAGAGCCGCCTTGGCCGCCTCGCTCCGCAGAAAGTCCATCGTCGGCGACAGGCCGACATTTGGATTGACGCGCCGCCAGACGGCTTCGTCCTGCCAATCCTCTTCCTCGCCGGCGTAGAACAGCACGATGAGGGTGGTCGGATCGTCGATGACGCCGTCGAGGATGGCAACGGCCTGTTCGAACAGTTCCCAGCCGGTACGCTCGGACTTGATGCCCGCTGTGGAACCGTAGAGCTCGATCGGCTGCAGCCTGGCGCCCGTGCCTTGCCGCAGGTTCGTGGCAAGGTCGGTCGAGCGCCATTCGTGCATCTCGTCGCCGACGATGACGGTCGGCGAGCGCCCATGTTTGCCTTCCGCCTTGCCGGACAGCAGTTCGAACGACGAGCGCCGCTCCGCCATCCAGAATGATTTGGCAAAGGCCGACACCTTCGCCATCAGTTGCGGGT